CGATTCCAACCCTAATACTACCAAATAAACTAGCATACTCAAGTAACCTAATATGACCTATATGAAGAATATCAAATGAACCATTTACCCATATTTTTTTCATATTTCTTCTATTCGTTTTGTTTTATCACATATTAACAAATCGTAAGCAGGTTTTGTATTCATTTTTAGTTCATTAAATTGGCATCCCCATTCCTTTAATTGATTTGAAGTTAAGCCAGTATAATCTATTTTAGACATTGCCCCTCTAGCAGTCCAATAAATTATTGTATTTCCTTCATTGTATAATTTATTAATCTTTTCTATATTTTCAAATATAGGCTTAGAATTAATATAATCGTTACCTTCAGTTTTACATATTGTATTATCTATATCAACGTATATTCTCATAATTTTATTTTTACCAACTAATTTCCCAATCTTTAAAATTAGCAGCTAAACAGTCTATTTTATAATCTTTTCTTCCGCCCATTACTTCCTGGATTTTGTTTTTAGATGTGTTACGGATACCGTTTAGTCCATGGGTTAATTCTAGATTGTTACCATCTTTAATTCCTTTACGGTAGTTAGATTCATTATGCCAAATATGTAGATTCATTTGAGATAAAACTATAATTGCTCTAATTGTTTCAGCAGTAACAGGTTCTTTACATTCATCTAAGTATAGTTGGATGTCATGTACTATAGCTGCTATTTCTTTAGCATATTCTGTTTTATGTTCAGCAATGAATACTTCTTTTAGTTGAACAATACTTAAACGATCAACTAATTCACTTAACGTTGGTAGATATTTTCTTTCACTCATAATGTATTATAATAATTATTTTGTTTTTCTTGCCTTTCAATTGTTTTTGGATGGATTAGATCATATCCTTCAGGAAGAGGAACTATTGTTTTAGCTCCAACTAAACGCTCATGAACTTTATTTATCCATTTTATTTCAGGTATATTTTTGAATATACGTGTTTGGTAATCAGGATAATTAACCCATCCATTTTCATTAACATTCCATCCCCATTTTTGGATATGTTCTTGAGTTAATCCTTCTACTGTATTAATTCTAGGAACAGCATATAGTTCAATTTCAGGATTAAGTTCTAATATTTCAGGAAGATTAAGTATTAAATCTTGAGAAAGATTCTCATCTGCATCTATCTGAAAGATATAATCTTTAGTACAATAATTTTTTAGATTATTTTTAAATGATGCGAAGTCTTTATTTAATCCAAACTCAATGACATTCCAATTAATACGCATATAATCAAAACACAATGCTTTTACTTCTTCAGTAGCAGTAGTATCTAATTGAATTACTACTTCATCTTCTTCTCTAATCCAGTCTTCTAAATGATCTAATAAACGTTCTAACTCAACATGTTCATTACATGCTGTAATTGCATAACTAATTGAAGGCATAACATTATTTTTGTTTTTCAAAGAAGCCTATATAATCTAGAGCTTCCATAAATTCTTTCTCTTCAAAGTATTTTACTGTTGTCATATCAGCTTTACCATCTTTAGATTGCACACCAGCCCACTTCCATTCTTCTGGTGTTTTTCCATCAGCAAATACTAATGATTTATCTTCTAGCATTACGCTATTAGGGTACCAGTAATAACCTTTATCGTCTTTAAATTTAATATCTTTATATAGTTGAGGAATTACTACCTCTACTTCTTCTAATTTATCTTCTGTAAGGGTTGAGTTGGATGTAAAACCACATCCAAAACAACTCCAAACAGTAAGCTTATCATTTGATATTTCATGACATGCATTTCCTTCACATCGAGGACATACTATAAGTGATTCCTGCATTAGTCTACTTTTTTAAGTTTAGGTAATTCAATTTTTTTCAATTGAGGTAATTTAAGCTGTACCGGTTTAGGGATTTCTTCATCCATAATAGAAACTAATTTATCGGACATTTTTTCTAAACTAAATTCAGTACGTGAACGGTATGCTTGTCTCTTTGCCCCATCAACATATTTCTTATAATTTTTATAAACATCTTCAAGAGTTTCAGATGCTTTATTATAATTAACAGTAAACCAACCACTTTCAGGAATTAACATATCTTGTACTACTGCTGAAGGATGGATCTGGGTTATTTCTCCAGGTAATAGAATTGACATCTCGGGGTCTAGAAAATCTAGGTGACCACTATAGTTACTTGCTATTACTGGTTTTTGGGAGATGGATGCTTCAAGTAATGGTCTACCATATCCTTCTCCTTTAGTAAATGACACGTGTGCTTTTACTTTAGGATGATTGTATAGTTCATTTACTTCATTATCACTTAATTCACCATGAATTAGATAGATATTTGGTAAATCACCATCAACTGATGCTTCAATTTGCCTAATTTTCTCTAACATACTATCTCTATCCATTATAGAGTAATTTCCAGCAGATGTTTTAAGGATAAGACCAGGACGTTGTTTTTTATTTTTAAAGGTTTCTAGGAACGTTTTAACTAACATACCTGTATCTTTTCTATCTTGTCCTATTTCTCCTTGTAACCAATGTCCTACAAATAAATAATTAAAATCTTCTTTAATGTCATTTATTACATTCCAAACTTCACTTTCATTAACAGCATCTATTCTTTGATAGATGTTTGTATTTACTCCTTCAAATAATACCTCTACTGGTTTTTCTAGTTTAATAGAGCGAAGTACTTGTCCTTGTTCGTTTTTTTCCTCAAATTTACTAGTTTCAAATACCTTCTTAGCATGTTCTGAAGAGACTAAATTTAGATTCATTCTATTCATTCCTTCAATCCACTGAGGAGCACATATTGTAGTTTCAATACCTGCTGTCATTCCAATATTAAACTTACCTACAGGCTGAAATTCATTTGGTACTGTAATTTGAATCCAGCAATCTGGTTGTTTAGGAAGATGAGGTTGAGCCCAGATACAATCAAGCATTAATTTATGGTCGGGGTTATTTTGTTGGAGAAATCCAAATGGAGTAGCTCCCCAACGTTGTGATAGTATTTTTACATCATATTTTTCTGATTTGATAATTGCTAAAGCAATATCTCTTGATCTAGCCCCATAACCGGAAAATGTATCGATTGGGCAGCTTATAAAAACTAGTGGTTTCATATTATTGTGCTATAACTTGTTTTACAAAATGTTTTGGTTGTTCTAGTGGTTCTACTTTAATTAATTCAAAAGCATACCTTGGTTCCCATTTATCAAATGTTTCATCAATACCGTCAATTACATTCTTACACATGTTTTTTGCTGACTGCATTGATTCATCTGATGTAACCCATTTGCGGGCTTCTTTTGAAATTTCATCGTAATAGGAAGGATTGTTTAATTTAACATCATACATTTTTTCAATTTGATCAGCGATACCATGTGGGTCTGCTCTATCATCAAATATATAAGGTGTAGGAACGGAGCCAATTAAACTAATATTACTTGGAAATACGGGAAATGCCCATTTACCATGCTTTTTGTATTTACCTCTATGATTTGAACCGAATTCAGGAGTAAATTTAATCCATTCACCATTTTCATCTTCAAAACGCATTTGATCTTGCATTCCGCCTGTTACGGTAGCTATAATTGGTTTACCACACATCATTCCTTCTGTAAGTGATAATCCCCAACCTTCATTAGATGAAACTAGAGCAACACCATCAACTGAATTATAAAGTAGATTCATTATATTTGCTGGGTAGCGTCCATTTGAGTAAATGATATTGTATTTGGAATCATTACCAAATAACATCTGCTGTACTGCATATAGATCGGTTCCATTCTCATCTATGGGTTGAGTATGAAGTGTTAAAGCACATTTTTTAGCTTTGTCTTCAGGTAGGGTATCAATAAATATTTTCCAAGCTAGCATCAAATCAGGTACTGATTTGCGACGAATATTTCTTGCATTATATAGGAGATTAAAATCATATTCTTTATTTCCATATAATTGCTTTTTAAACTCTTGTAATGAAAGATATTCAGTATGAGATGAATCAATCGGAAAGAATATATTTTCATTAATACCATGAGGAACGTACTTAATAGTTTTTTCAGCTGATATTTCTGCTCCTAAAACACATCTATTGATGTTTTCTGTTTGTTTACTGATGGCAAACAATGTATCACATGATTCATAGAATGATTTATTATACATTGGATAAGGTAAATCATCCCATATGTTAAGATAAATCATAGGTATTGTTTTTCTAATCTCATGTTCCATTTGAAACAACCAAACCCAATATCTTGGATCAGTGAAGAACATAATAGCATCTGGCTGTTCTAATTGAATTAATTGACGAATTAATTCTGGGGAGCCATACCCATCAATTGGGTAAAGAGATATGCTAGAATCATCAATACCAGCATTTTGATTTGTATCTCCACTTAGATCAAATCGTTTGCCTTTATCAGGGTGATTAATAGCTCCTCCTACATTTACCCAATTATAATGGTGAGCGGTACCAATAACGATTTCTCTCGCCATTGTAGAAATACCACTTGTCATTCTAATGTCATCGCAAAGTAGTAAGATTTTTTTACGTTGTTCCTTAGGAATATAACCTTCTTTCATAAAACTGTTTTTAAATACTTCCAGTAAATTCTGTGTCTAGTTGATTGTGAATTGTTTTTCTAAAGTCTTCATTTGTTAAGTATAAGAACATAGAGCGTTCTGTTAATTTTTGTACGCTGAATTTGTACTTAACACAAGCAATTTTAAATTGCTCAAATAAATCTTCAGGAACTTTTACACTTGTTAATTGCATTTTGTTTCCCATAATATTATATTTTGATATAAATATATACGTTTATATAGAGGACGCAACCTTATTGCAAAGTTCTTGATTGTCTTTATAGGGACACCACTTACATGATTTCTCACCTACATTTTTAAGGTAAGACTTTATTTGTGGTTTACCAACTTCATCAAAACAATCTTTAATAAAGATATCAAAGTTATCTATTGCTTGTTTCCGTTTGTTTTTTCCACTAGCGGGTCTGAATGACTGAAGCCTGGGAATAGGGTATTCAGCTTGTTCATAGATTTTGCGCTTAACGATAAAGAACTCGACTTCAATTTGTTCAACGTCCCATCCGTATTGTCTTGCGAAATACTCTTTGTATAGTAGGACTTGAGCAGTTTTTTGATCGTCTCTTTTTTCGTTGTCACTCCATCCACGCGTAGACGTTTTGATGTCATATATATAAACTTTATTTAAATCTTCATCATATAATGCAAAGTCAATAAATGCTTTGTAATATATGTTGTTTGCTAATTTTAGAAGCAGAGGTAATTCTATACCTAATAGCTTCATCTTGCGAATAGTAAATATTTTATTTCGCCTTGATTTAAGCCACTTTAATATAGCAATACCATCATCAAAGAACTCACTCATTTCGGTAGCATCAGTAAAATGAGCACCTGATGCTTTATATTCTTTAGCATATATTTCTCTAAATCGTTCTTGAAATAATGATTCAAGGTCCATTTTATCAGCTGCAGCTCCACTTTCATTATACATTGTTGTGATGTATGATTGTAATGTTTCATGAAATGCTGTTCCAAATACAGTATGGATACTGGCTTGGTATGGTTCTTTATTTTCAATATATTTTAAAGCCCATCTATGAGGGCAAGTAACCCACATTGAATACTGAGAATAAGAAACGCTTCTTTGGAAAGCGTGATTTATTTCAGGAAACTGGTAATTCTTTATTTTGGATTCGATCTCAGAAAGCTTTTTCTTGGCCAATGATTATTTGTTTTATTTTTTCCAAATATAAAATAGCATCCATGTGTTCTTGCTTAGCGTGCTCAAGCCAATCCATTAGTGACAGATCAGTACGGTCTAAATCAACACCGTATTTTTTCTTACCCATCTTAGCACGAGCTGTAAATTGATCTATAACTGAGGTGACAATTGAGTCTAGTTTAGGTGTATCTTCTATTTGTTTTTCCATATAAATTAAATAATCTCTATACGATTCGGCACTGTCTATATATTTACCCATTAATTTGTAATATTATGTTTTCAATTTCTTCTTTAGGAAGCATATCAATATATTCCTTAGCTTCGCTTTTACTTATTTCATAATAAGTAGCAACGGCTTCTACTTGATCTGCTTTGTGTTCCTTTTTATTTTTAGCTTTAATATATTTAAGATACTTGTATTGTTGAGGGATAATATCTTTATACAGATTGTAAAGATACTCACCTTTCATCTGCCAAGTGTTCTTTTGTACTATATTTACTACTTCACAATAATCAGGATCCATACTTAGATAACGATTGATCATCCAGTTATTCCAACCTTCATCACCTAAGTAGGGTCCTTTATTGGTTGTGATATTCTTAATATGATCAAATATATTCATTAGTAATTTCTTGAATCGTTTTTATTATAGTTAGATGTCATAGCAAGCATATTGAGGTGTTTTATTTCATTAGATAAATCCATATTTTTCTTATATAAATTTTCTAATTGTATATCATATTGCTTAATTTTATCATCTGCTGTTTTAAGATTAAAAGCAAGACCTGCTATTTGAGCTCTTAAATGCTCATTTTCCCGTTGAAGTTGTTCTATTTGCATTTTATATTTTTTAAATAACATTATTTTCTTCTTTACTTGATCTTAATTGTAATGGGAGGAATTCTTCATTTACATGACCGCATTTACTACAGGCAAATACCTGAATTGGGATCATAGCATCCTGTGCTGTGCCAGTTAGGAATCGAGATGCTTTACGAAGCATTACTCCTTCTTGAAATATTTCGTTACCACATTCATCACATGACATTCCTGTAGTTTTATCTAAACTGATATTTAATTGCTGTTCCATTATATTACTTGTTTTTTAGTTATTTCTAATATTTTTGCTATTGCGGCTGCAAAGTTAATTTCTTTATCTGGCACAACCCCACTTCTCCAGATAAAATCA